ATATGCTTGTCTGTGATGAAGTAAGAGACATGAGGTATTGGAATACTAACTGGAATGAAATACTAAGAGCCACGCTTTTAGATGGTAAGGGGGTTGGAATGTTTATATCTACCCCAAGAGGGTTTGATCACTTTTATGAGCTGTCTAGAGAAGAAGACAACGACCCTGATTATAAGACGTTTCACTTCACAACTTATGACAATCCTCACATGCCAGAAGATGAGATAGAGAAGATGAAGGTTGAGATGACTGATGACCAGTTCGCTCAAGAGGTCTTAGCTGACTTTAGGAAGCATACTGGCTTAATCTATAAAGAATTTGATAGAACCATACATGTTATAGAACCTTTCCAGATTCCTGCTGTCTGGCAACACTTCAGAGCTATGGACTTTGGAGCTGACAATCCTACTGTCTGTCTATGGATAGCTATTGATAGCCCAGGCAATATTTATGTTTATGATGAATACTATCAATCGGGACTAACCACCCAATCCCACGTTAATATAATAAGTGCTAAAGGAGACCCAGCTAATGAGATACTAGTAACCTATGGAGACCCCTCAGCCGAACAAGAACGATTAGACTATGCAAGTATGGGGATAGTGGTAACACCAGCTAATAAACTATTTAACAGCGGTGATGGTTGGGTTAACTCTGGAATAGATGCAGTACGTCAAAAGCTAAAGCTAGACCCTCAAACACAAAGACCTAAGTTATATTTATTAAATAACTGTGTAAAGACTATTAAAGAGTTTGAGACATATAGATGGCGAGAATCTCTTAAAGAAATGAACACGCCACAAAAACCTGAAAAGGTAAATGATCATTGTATGGATGCTTTAAGATATTTTGTGGTATCATATAAAGGCAAGGTCAGACAATACCGTCCACCACTAATCGTCAAATATAATAAAACAACAGGTTATTAATGGCTAAACTACCAAACTTAGACGAGGGCAAGGTTATTTCTATTATTCAAGGAAGACTAACCTCAGCTCGAAATGCGTCCACACAAGACTTTACTCGGTTCGCTAGATACTACGATCTCTTTCGAGGAATACAAAGTGTAAAGAACTACGAAGGGTTAGCTAACCTATTCGTTCCTGAACCTTATCGAATTGTTAGAAAGAAGACAGCTAAACTAGCTAATGCTATTAAAACAGTGGCAGTTATACCTGAAACTCAAAACGATGTTCAGACTGCTAGAGCAGCTAGTAACATGATTAATTGGCTCAGAAAGAAACTGAACTGGTTTCTAATTGAGCGGGCAGCAATTCAAGAATCAAGAATAACAGGCATGGCTTGGATTAAATGCTTATGGCTTTTAGATAAAGAAGAAAAGGATAAACCCTGGAAAGGATTTGATATGACTATGCACTCTGTTGACCAAGTGTTGATAGATGATACAGCTACAATCCTTGATGTGTTTGAAGGAACTTATAAATGGTTAATTAACCGATACGAAGCAGACCTAAGTGAACTAGAAAAGAATCCTAACTATGATCAAAAGGATTTGGACATGCTCAAGAAACGAGGAGGAGGAGATGTAACTGGACAAGACCCATCAGTTCTACAACAAGCTAGATTTATATTCGAGAGAGAACAGGAAGGAGGAGACCAGTTTTCTAAGAGGTTTGAGATAACGGAATATTGGGGAACGTTTGAAGTTGATGGCGAAGAAGATGATTACTTAATCGTTCTAGCAGATAGGAACATTATACTCCGAATGGAGAAGAACCCTTATAAAGATATTCTAGATAATCCAATTCCTTTTGTTCCTGTTGTGGCTAACCCATTAGGACAAGAGCTATATCCCATTGGAGACATTGAACCAGCCGAAAAATTGTTTAATGAATTGAATGACACCCGAAACCAAAGAATGGATGTGGTTACCTTTAACATTGATCCCCCAAAGGAAATCCTTAATGCAGCTAACATTAACGAAGAAGAACTGTTACCAAGACGAGGTTGGTACTACCACAGTGATGTGCCAAACGGAATCAGATGGATTCCACCAGACATGCAAGGAGTTAGAGCTGCTATCGAAGAAGAAAGAATTATCAGAGGAGATATCGCTCAGGTTACTGGTGTAATAGACTTCTCTGCTCCAGGTGCTGTTCAAGCAGGTCTGGATATAGATACAGCTAGAGGAACTATCATCGCTAAAGGTGAAGCAGATGTATTAGTAGCTGACGAGATTAATGTTCTAAAGGTTTCTCTAAACCACTTGTATCGCATCATCCTCGCATTCTCTCAGACATTCTTAGATAAGAAGTTTACTGTACGAGTATTGGAAGATGGAGCGGAACAATTCCATGTCCTAGACAAAAAGTCTATTCAAGGAAACTTTGACTTGGATGTTGAGATGAGGACTCTACAAGATACAACTACTTCACAACAGCTTAAACTCTTAATGTTGAATCAAGCTAAAACTATTCCAGGAGCTAACATCGGTAAGTTCTTTGTTGATGTACTAGAGTCATTTCAAGATAACGTTAATATCACTGAGTACTACCAACCACCACAACCGCCAGGTCCTGTGCCTCCAAAGATTAGTATTGGTTTAAGAGGTGAGCTTAACGAAGTAGAAGTAGATGAAATCTACAAGACTATCCCAGGTGTAGACCCAGCAGGAGCTGATCCTCTACTCCGAGAATCATTACGTGAACTTATGAAAGGTCCAGAGGAATTAGCAGAAGTTAAAGACAAACGAGAAACTAAGATTAAACAAGACTTAGGTGATATCCAGATTGAAGAGATCACTAAAAGCGAAGTAAGAGAAGAAGAACGTGGAGGTGAAGCATCCAACGTATGATTAAACTAAATGATGATGAAAAGAATTTCGTTAGAGATACAGTTAAAACTGAGGGATGGAAACATATTAAAGTAATGGGAGAAGAGAAAATAAGAACATTAAGGAAGATGGCTACACAGCCAGAGATTGAATTAGAGAAGCGACTTTGGTACTCGGCTGAAGCTCTCTCAATAGAAAACTTTTTCAAACAAGTGATTAATCTGTTAAAATAAACTATATGGCAAAACTTTCCACAAAAGCAAAATCAGCCATATCGAGAAAGATAAGGGAAGTAAGGAAGAAAGGTGTCCGTGGGAGAAAGGTATCTCTCAAACAAGCGGTTGCCATTGGCCTCTCAGAAGCCAGGAGAAAGGGATTTAAAAATCCTTTTAAAAGGTCGGCAACAAGAAAAAAGAAATAATACAATGTCTCCAAGAGTAAAAATCACAGGTGGAAGTAGACACTTTCCTTACACAACGGCTGGCAGAAAAGCTGCTAGGGCTCATGTTGCAACCCTAAAGAAGCAAGGATACAACGCTCGTCTAGATGAGTCGTTAGGTATGAGACGAGGTAAAGAAGCTGGTAAGAAGATGACAATGAAAGGTAGACGAGATGTAAGTAAAGGAGTTCGTAAGGCCGCTGGTCGGCGTGCCTACAATGTCGGAACAATGAGGTAAACCTATAGATTATGGCAAGAACAGCAAGAGCAAAAAAGTTAGCTGCAGCAAGGAAAAGACCAGGAGGTTCTAACGTTGGACGTTATGCAGGAGTGAAAGCGTTTGCAGGTCCTTCAGGTGGAGCTCCAGCTGGAAGCTACCCAATTAACACTAGAAAACGAGCCGTTGCAGCATTAGCTTATGCTCGCAATGCACCAAGACCAGCAGGTATTCGTAGAGCAGTTTACAAGAAGTATCCTTCTCTCAGACCAGCTGCTGTGAGGAAACGAAACAAGTAGTCGAACTAAATCAATTAATTAAAGTAATATGGCAGAAGGAAGATTTCCTCCTTATCAAAAAGGTCCAAAGACAGTAGCCACTTTAGGTAGCTCAGACCCAGTAAGGAAACAGGATAATGCTTTTCAAGCAGAGACCAAGACTCCTTATAGTTACAAGTTGAGCAAAGACCCTAATATGCCAACTGTTACTTTGGAAACAAATCGAGCGGGTAAGATTGGTTCATTAGACATAGATAAAACTAATAAACCATTAAGACAAGCATTCACAAAGGAATGGTCTAATCCTTACCAAAACCTCGGCACTAGATGGGTAAGACCAAACGAGTTTGAGTCTACCCCAGGTGCATTCAATAAATAAATTAAGTCGCTACATTAATATACTTTATGGGTATAACTCCTATTCTAAGTTCTCGCTTTCTTGGAGTAGGACTTATACCTGTAAAGGTAAAAAAAGATAAACCTATGGATAACGAGAATCAAGCCCCCGTTATTCCCTCTGGTACAGAACCAATCGGAAACGATGGAACTATTACTAGTCGGGATACCGTTGGACAAGCTCATCAGAACTCGCCCACTCAGGTTCAGTCTGAGTCTGTTGGCAGTCTTAATGCTCAACAGCCAGGTGAAGTCCAGGCCTCTTCAATAGAGACAACCTTCGCTGAACTTGCGGCTAAAAAAGGTTGGCAGTCGCCAGAAGATATGGCAAAAGCCTACGCACACTTAGAAAGCCACAACACTAAAGTCGAAATGAGCATGGCAGAGTTGGCGAACGCACGAGAAACTGAAGAACAGGAACTTCCTCAAGAGTCATCTAACGAATCCGTTGGACCAGTCGAGAGTCATGATGAAGCCCTCCGAGTTGTTCAGAATATCGTCAAACAGCAAACGAAACCCCTTCAGGACCAAATAGCTCTAATGAATCTTTTTAACAAGAGTCCAGATGCGAAGAACTACGCTACGCAAATGGCTAAAGTAGTTAAAGATAATCCAGGAGTTAGTTGGGAGGTCGCTTACAAGGCAGCTAAATTCGATGACGTTAGTAAGCAAGCTAACGTACAAGGAACGCAAGAAGCACAAGACATGCAGCAATTAAAACAAGCTGCAATTACAGGAGTAGCTAAACCAACTCCTAGAGACACTCGGTCTGTTGAAAGTCTTGTGGAAGATAAAAGCATTCCCCTATCTGAGATCAGGAAAATGATCTTAGAAAAAGAGAGATTCTCTCAATAGAAACATAAACTAAATTTAGAAACGCATGCCTGCAATTGATATTGGTACATTTACAACGACTACGTCGTTGACGAATACCATTAAAAGTTACTATGACCGCATGCTTCTCGAAACTTTAAATCCAGAGACTAAGTTCTTTCAATTCGCTGTTAAAAAGCCCCTTCCGTTAAACGAAGGTACTAGCGTTATTTGGAACAGACCACGACGATTGGGTTACGGTCAGAAGGTTACTGCTGGTATTAGACCATCTGCTAACGTTCTTTCCACACTGAAAGTATCATCGCTCATTGAAGTTTATGGAGGTTACACCGTTCTTGAAGACACTGTTGAACTAGCATCAATCACTGATGTTCTAGACATGGCTACTCAAGAATTGGCTCACCAAGCTGCTGAAACGATTGATAAGTCAATCATGCAAGCAATCCTATTCTTCGATGACCCTAATACTGCAGTGTCATCCATCAACATTGTCAAGACATCTTCTGAATTACTTATTTCAACAGATAACTTTGTTGCAAATACTTACAGTAATGTGTTGATCGCTGTTTCCGATATTAGACGTTCTGCTGGCGAACTCCGCCGAAGAAACGCTCCTACAGTGGATGGACAGAACTACATCGGTATTATTCACCCGTTGATTTCTGAAGACTTACGTTCTGACAGCACATGGCAGAACTGGCATCAGTACACAACTCCTGAGTTCTTATACAGGGGTGAAATTGGAAGGGTTGAGGGTGTTCGATTCGTCGAAACTACTCAAACCCCAGTTTCTGCTGGTTCTGGTAATGGATTTGCTATCTCTGTTGCTGGTGGTGTATCAGCCCTAGCATACGGAACTGTAATCTTTGGTCGCTCATTCTATGGTGCAACCGAACTGGATGGAGGTGTTAAAACCTTCTTAGTACAAGGTCCATCTAAGTCTGACCCATTGAACCAATCAACCACTTACGGTTGGAAGGCACACTTCACCTCTAAGGTGTTGAACGTCTCCTCAGGTTTGATTCTTTGGACTGGCTCTGATGATGTTATGACTGGTACTTCATCTACTTCTGCTCGAGAAGACGCAGGTCTTACTTTGTCCGCAATTCCAACTTCTACTTAGAATTGGGATGAAGACAAGTATCGAAGTGGCTAACCAGCTTTATAACTCAATGGTTAGGGGAAGTTTATTAGCTTCCCTTTGGTGAAGAATTAAAGGTCGTCATCAAACATTAAGCTAATAAATAAAAAAATGAGTTTATCCGACGGAAGAGACGATAACAATAACCAACCATTAGGTGAAGGGTTTATTACTTTAGCTACTTCAGCAGCACATGGATTAGTATTTCGCTCTCCAGCATCTGCTAATGCTTACCGTATTGCTAACCCAGCTCAGTTCAAACAACCATCTCATGGGGAACATAACACCGAAGTTCCACTAACTCACTCTTGATATGCCTATTAAAAAAGCAGTAAAAAAATCTGTGGGAAGACCACGGAAAGCTCCTAAAGTTGAGGTTGAAAAAGTAGTAAAGAAACAAGTAAGTAAAGTTGATAGTTATGACGAGACTTTATGCTGGAACTGTGGAATGAAAAGGACTCATAGATGCTTTAAAGGTAGCCGAAATCAATATCGCTTTTGCGGGATTGACTGCTTTAATGCAGACCAAACTCCCAATGACGCAGATTAGGGTGGAGAGATTGTCTTCACCTTTTTCTTTTATGTGGTATAATTAATTAGTTAAGTACTTTAACGAGCATTATGAAAATAGCCGTAACAGGAGCGGCAGGATTTATTGGGAGTAACTTCATCCATTACATGGCTGACAAATATCCCTCTTACGACTTTGTCCTTATAGACAAGTTGACCTACGCCGCCAGTGAACGAGGTTTCAGTTGGGAGAACCTCGAAAAATTTAAACACAACCCACGCTTTAAATTCTTTACCGCAGACATCTGTGATGAGGAAGCAATGTTTGACGCTTTGTATATGTGCAACGCGGTAGTTAACTTTGCGGCTGAATCTCATGTAGGTCGTGCGATAGTAAAATCAAATAGACATATTCACTCCAACATTATTGGAGCAGGAGTCATTGCTGAGGTAGCGATGAACTACAATATGCGAATGGTTCATATTAGTACTGATGAAGTATATGGAGAAATTGAAAAAGGAGTCTTCAGCGAAACAGACAGACTTCTACCCAAAAATCGTTATTCAGGAAGCAAGGCAGCGGCAGAAGTATTTACTTATTCTTACCTGTTTCCTCCTCATAACCTTGATATTCTTTATACAAGGTCTGCTAACAACTTCGGAAAATACCAGTCCCAAGAGAAGTACGTCCACGTTATTGCCGAATGCATCGCCAAGAATAGAGCTATAACTGTTCATGGTGAAGGGACAGAGGTACGAGATTGGCTGTGGGTAATAGACAACTGTTCAGCCATTGACCTTGTTTTACATAAAGGAAAAGCAGGAGATTTTTATAACGTATCCGCTCATAACGAATTATCTAACCGTCAGTTAGCTGAATTTGGGATTAAACATTTTGGAGGGGAAATAAAGATGATAAAGAACCGACCAGGCAATGATGCTCGGTACGCTTTGTCTACCGAGAATTTAGAGAATCTAGGCTGGAAGCCTAAATGCTGTCATAAACAAGGAACATTCGAGCGTGAGATGGTAAAAACAATTAAGTGGTACATAGATAAATATAAAAATGGAAAATACTAAGATTTTAATTTATGGCGATGGTTGGTTAGGGAATCGGTTAAACGATTACTTTAATGAACAAAAAGGATTCTCGTCTATGATCGAGAGAACTGACATCAGAGCTGTCGGAATGCAACCTATCAAGGACCTGACTAATTTTAATGAGTGTGATGTAGTTATCAACGCTGTGGCTAAAACAGACATTGACTGGTGTGAGAAGAACAAAAACGAAACTTTCGGCATCAATACCTTAGCTGCGGCTAATATAGCTGGATTGTGTGAGGATCATGGCAAACTGCATGTCTTTATTTCCTCAGCTTGTATCTTTGAGAGTAAAGATAAAGAGGATGTCAAGACTGAAGAAAGTATCCCTAATCCTAAATGCTTCTACGCTTTATCCAAAGTTGTAGCAGAACATTTGATATTAGAAGCTAATCCTCGATCAATTATTATCCGACCTCGATTACCTATCTCCGCTATTCCACATCCACGCAATACTCTGAACAAGCTCCTCGGCTATGAGAAGCTCAATGATAACCAAGAAACAGTTACGATTGTTGAAGATATGTTCCCTGTTTTATTAAAACTAATGACTGATGGAGGGCATGGAGTCTTCCATCTAGTCAATGAGGGTACTATCTCACCAGCAGAACTAGGAGAGAAAATGGGACATACCTTTACAATCCGTTCTAAAGAAGTGCAAGACGAAGATATGAAAAAAGAGGGTAAGGCTCAACGAGTAACGACATATGCGACTTCGGTAAGAAACACTCTATTACCGAATGTAAGAGACAGAGTGAATGATGTGGTCGAGGAATTTAACAAAAAAGAAAAGGAGGGCAAGAATGAAAGTGCCTCAACATCTAAACAGAAAAATCTTTAGAACAAAGATTTGGCATCAAGAACTAAGTAACATTGGTGATTGTACCATCGGGGCTGATTGTATAATTCATAGCCATGTATGGATAGGCGATGAAGTAACGATTGGTCGCAACTGTAAGATTCAAGCGGGATGCTTTATTCCTAACGGAGTAACAATTGGAAACAATGTCTTTATTGGACCTCATGTGGTATTCACCAATGACAAACATCCTCCATCTGGAGGGAAGCATTGGATGAAAACTAAGGTCAATGACGGAGCGTCTATCGGAGCTAACACCACTATCATTCCTGGTATTGAGATTGGTGAAAGTTCTCAGATAGGTGCAGGTTCGGTTGTTACCAGAAACATCCCTTCGCTTGAAGCCTGGTGGGGTAATCCTGCTAAGTTCTACTCAAAGAGAGTCAGCGATACTAGCGACTTTCCTATGTAACCTACGGGAGGGGGTCAAACCTCCCATTTTTATGAAAATCCCATTCTGTAAAACAACACTAGGAGAAGAAGAAAAGAAAGCTATTTGCGAAACTATCGACAGTGGCTGGGTTGTACTTGGTCCTAAGTCCAAAGAATTTGAAGAAAGGTTTGCTGATTATGTTGGAGGCAAGCACGCTATTTTTGTTGATAGTGGAACTGCAGCTTTAGACCTAGCCGTCAAGTATATAAAAATCCATAGAGATTGGAAACATCAAGCAAGTCTACAAGTTCCGAGCTTAACTTTTGCTGCTACCGCAGAAGTAATAGTTAATAATGGATTTAAGCCAGACTTTGTAGATACTGAGACTCACTCTCTTTTAATTAACCAACCCTATCTAAATGGGATTCATGTGCATCTTTGTGGAGAAAGAAACAAAACAAATGCACCAATTTATGACTCAGCTCACCGCATCGAAGCGGATGATGTAGCTAACTCCCCTTCTATTTGGTGTTATTCCTTGTACGCCACTAAGAATATGACCACTTGTCAAGGGGGTATGATTGTTACTAACTATGATAAGGAAGCGGAATGGTTCAGGTCAGCCAGAGATCATGGCTTAGATTTTGGGACAGCCGAAAGATATAAAGGAAGATACAAACAATATGACATCAAGTTCGTTGGTTATCGGTACAAAGGTGATGATCTTAGAGCTTCTATTGGAATCGAGCAATTAAAAAAGCTCCCAGCAATGACTAAACGGCGTAACGAGATTGTTAATAAATATAATGAGGGACTTTTGGAAAGTAATACTGGAAACCACGTTTATCCTATTCTTGTTAATAATAGAGATAACTTTATGGATTATATGCACGACAAAGGAATACAGACGACAGTACATTTTAGACCCTTGCATGAAATGACAGCTTATAAAAAGTATGCGTTAAAAGGAACTTTGCCCAACACAGAATGGACGGGAGAACACATAGTTTCATTACCTCTTTATCCCGATATGACACCCAAAGAAGTTCAATATGTAATCGATGCTGTAAAAGAATATGATTAAAGGATTTACATGCGGAGCTTTTGATTTATGCCACGCAGGGCATATAAAAATGTTTAAAGAAGCTAGAAGCCAATGCGACTATCTCATCGTTGGACTGCAGACTAATCCAGCAATAGATAGACCAAGAAACAAAAAGAACCCAATTCAGTCATTAGAAGAAAGATGGATACAGCTATCAGCTTTAAAATATATAGATGAAATACATATATACGAGACTGAAGATGATTTAATAAAACTGTTAAGGAAACTAAAGCCAGATATAAGAATCATCGGAGCTGACTGGAAAGGAAGGAAGTTCACAGGGCATACCCTAAAGATTAAAACCTATTTCAATACTAGAAAACATAATTACTCAACATCAGAATTAATCCACAGAATTAGACATGAAAAAAGAAACTAAATGGGCGATTATAGGACTTGGCTTTATAAGCCAACGACATATAGATGCTATTAAAGATATCGGAGGAAAGATCATCGCTGGTTGTGATATTGATGTGGAAAAACACCAAAAGCTACCTAAGGAAACAGCCTTTTTTGACCACTTTAAAGATTTAATAGAGTCTGAAGAATTTAAGGAAGTTGAGTGGGTTAGTGTTTGTACCCCTAACCATCTTCACTATGTACATGTTATGGTGTGTATCGAGAAAGGTAAAAAAGTTATTTGTGAAAAACCTCTAGTTACATCGGTAGAGCATTTTAATAAACTTGAAGATGTAGCTAACGGTAACCTATTTCCAGTTCTACAACTCAGACATAACCCTGAATTGCAAGAGATAAAAGAATGGATTGACAAAGATCGTCCTGTGTTGGATGGAGAGTTAACATTGAGAATGCATCGTGGTGATTTCTACTGGAAAGGCTGGAAAGGTGATGACAAAAAATCGGGAGGGATATTATTCAACATAGGCGTTCATTATTTTGATTTATTATTCTGGTTCTTTGGTAAGCCAGTGGAGTGGAAGATAGAAACTTTAGAAACAGACTATGCCAAAGGAAAGATTTGGTTTCCCAATGTCAATATCAAATGGGAGCTGTCTCTAAAAGCTCCAATGGACAATCAGTTTAGAAAGTTTGTAATCGGAGAAAGAGACATAGATTTAACAAGACATTTTGAAAACTTGCATACGAAAGTTTATCAGGATGCTTTGGAGGGTAAAAAAGTATCTCTCAGTGAAATTGGTCGAACAATTAAACAATTAATACAAATGAATTAATGGATTTCTTTTATTCAGTAAGCTCAATAATTGAGGAAGATGTATCGGTAGGACAAGGAAGCAAGGTGTGGTATTTCACCCACATTTGTCATAGTGCAAAGATAGGACGAGATACTAATGTCGGAGAAAAATGTTACATCGGCGAAGGGTCTATTATTGGTGATGATGTTAAGATAGGCAACAACGTAAACATATACCCTGGGACTATTATCAAGAACAAGGTATTTATCGGTAATGGTGCTAACTTCACCAATGTAAGGAAGCCATTTGCTTATCGCAAAGCTAAAAAGATATTGGATATAATCATTGAAGATGAAGTTTCGATTGGTGCAAACGCAACAATAGTGGGAGGAATTAAAATTGGTCGGAGAGCCATTATTGCTGATGGAGCAGTAGTTACTAAAGATGTTCCAGACGAATGCTTTGTCGCTGGGAATCCCGCACGAATTAAAAAGAACTTAAAAGATTTTTATGACCACAAAAAATAAAGAAGCAACAATTAGTTTTATCGTCCCTTGTTATAACGATGCCGACACTATTGAGAAGATGGTGTTATCTGTTAGAGATCAAGATTTACCTAACATAGAAATTATCGCTATTAATGATGGCTCAACCGATAAGAGCAAGGAGGTATTAGAGAACTTAAAATCGGTAGGATTAATAGATAAATTTATTAACTTCGAGAAAAACAAAGGTGCTTGTATAGCAAGAAATAAAGGAGCAAAGGTAGCGACAGGAAAGTATCTAGCGTTCCTTCCAGCCGATGCAATCCTTTATGCAGGAATGGCACGAATATGGCACGACACTTTAGAGGACTTCCCAGAATATGACTTTATGTATGGAGGGTATCGTTTCATTGATGAGGATGGCGAGCCATTGGAAGGTCAAGATTATATGGGAGGAGCTTTTGACCCTTATCTATTAGAAGTAACTAACTACATTGATGGCTCATTCCCTATTAGGCGAGAGAAGTTTTGGGAATATGCTAAGAAAATGAATCAACCAGACGGACTCTGGGACTCGAAGATTAAATCCTTACAAGACTGGGATTATTGGTTATCAGTAGTGAAGAACGGAGGAAAGGGAGTTTTTGTTCAAGATATATTCTTTGGCACAACAATTCCTCATAAGGGAGGACTGTCTTATGATTCAGCCGAGAACTGGCTTGCTAGAACTAATGCTATTAAAAAGAAGCATGGTATTCCAAAGAGAAAGCTATGCGTAGCTTCACTAGGAGCAGGGTTTCATGCCAAAAGATTAGCTTATATTCTGGGAGCAGATTATAAAGAAATGCCTTCGTTTAAACCGCATGAATATGACGCTCTTTATTCCATTGGTTTCTATCCGCAGTTTGGAGTAAAGCAAGACCAGATGTTCTTCAATAATCTTTATAGACAAGAAGAAGGGAGAACACCAGCTAAAAAGATTGTTCATTTTGTAGGTACAGATGTATGGCAACTATTTAATGTTTCCCTCAACAATCTAAAGGTTTGGCGTAATTACTTTAAGAATGCCGTTGATGAAGTTTTGTGTGAGAGCGACTTTATTCAAGACGAGTTAAAGGAGTTGGGTATTGACGCTAAGATAGTACCTTTACCGCCAGCCAAGCTCTATAAAATGCAACCACTTCCTAAAGACTTTACCGTTGCTTGTTATATGCCAGCTGTTAATAGGGAGTTCTACCGACCAAAAGAAATGCAGGAAATAGTTAAGAAACTTCCTGATGTTAAGTTCAAGTTCTTCGGTAATCCTAGACAAACAGGAGAAGACCCAGCATTAGGTAAGAACTGTGAGTACATGGGTTATGTTCATGACATGGAGGGTTTCATTAAGGAATGCTCGGCTATCATGAGATTTCCTCAACACGATGGATTACCTATCAGTGTCTTAGAGTTTATCCTAGCAGGCAGACATTCAATCCAAAGTGTGCCTATCTATGGAACGTTGAGTCTTAAAAACTTTACAGTAAAACACGCAGTAGATGGTATTAAAAAATTAAAAGAAATGTGTGAGGAAGGTCAGAACAAAAAAGGATCGGCTCATTGGAGAAAAGTATTAAATCACAGCACATACCGAAAAACAATGAAAAAGTTATCCACTTATGACCCTAAATCTTATTGGGAAAGCCGAGCTAGATCATGGTCAGACCAAGCTAGAGAAATGAAGATTGAAGTTGATGAGGTGCAGAAAGTATTTAAAGAAGTAAATGCTAAAGATGTGGTTGATGTTGGGTGTGGTGATGCTCGGTGGTATACTCATCTCAAAGAATGGGGTGTGGAGAAGTATAAGGGTATTGATATCTCACAGAATCTAATAGGAGCAGCTCAATTAAGATTCCCTCATGAAAAAGACAACCTAGAAGCTATTAAGGTAGAAGATTACAAGCCAGAGAAAAAGCATGAGCTTATCTTTTCTTATACTTGTTTTGAACATATAACAGCTAAAGAATGGCCTAAGGCAGTTAAAGCATTAAAGGCGATGGGCAAAAAGCTACTTCTCATAGAACCAATGGGATTCCCATCAAGATACTATTGTCATGACCATCCTTATGAAAAGAACTTCAAGGTCTTAAAGAAAGTTAAGCTAAAAGATAAGACAATTCTATTATGCGACCTAAAGTAAGCGTTATATTACCGACATATAACAGGTGTCAGTTATTGGCGTTTGCTATTCAGAGTATATTTGACCAAAGTTTCAAAGATTGGGAATTAATAGTTATAGATGATGGTTCGACAGACGAGACAACTAAGCTTCTTACTGAATGCTCTAAACTAGAACCACGGTTAAGATTTGTTACGTTAGAGCATAAAGGGTTGGTTTCAGCGTTGCATGTAGGGAATGAAATGGCTCAGGCTGATTTAATTGTCAAACAAGATAGCGATGACCTAAGTTTGCCAAATAGATTAGAGAGGGTTTATAAAGAATGGAAGAAAACAAAAGCAGACTTCATCTATCATGGAATGTACCAAGTATTCTATGATAAGACTGGGCGTATGAGAAAAATATATATATCCGCTCAGAAAATAAGTGACCGTATCTTAAAGGAACAATATATTTCGGGAGCTTTTTCTTATACTAAGGAATTTATAACGGAAAACCCTTACAGAATGTTGGAATGCTCAGAGGACTGGATGCTAATAATGGATGCCTATTTAAGAGGTAAAAAGATAGCCATGATAAATGAGGGACTGTATGACTATGCTATGAGAAATGACTCCAACAGTAAATTGGGTGAAAAAAATGGAGCTTATGTTAGAGACGAAAAGAAAATGAGAGATATTCTTAAAAAAGAATATAATATTAACAGTTTTAACTATCCTAATCTAAAATGGAGAAAATAAAAGTAAGCGTAGTGATGCCCACCTACAATAGGGCTAGAGTGATCCAGCATGCGATTAGAAGCGTGATTGACCAGACCTTTAAGGATTGGGAGCTAATCATCGTTGATGACGGCTCAGACGACCATACAGAGCGAATTGTCAAAAACTTTGCTTATCCCAAAATTGTCTACCACAAAGCAGAACATTCTGGTTATGTGTCAAAGGTGAGGAATATAGGGAATAAACTAGCTAAAGGCGATATAATAGTCGTTCATGACAGTGATGACGTTGCCTTTCCAGACCGATTAGAGGAGATTGTCAAGTGCTTTGAGCAACATCCCTATGCAGAAGCTGTCTATCACGGAATGTACCTAAAGTTTTACGATGTTTATCACGACTCCATTGTAAGAGGAATAAGACCAGTTCGTCCCTACTCGAAAGACCATCTTTTGAGTGAGCAGTATATTCCAGGTCAGATAGCCTATAAAAGACATATAATCATGAGACATCCTTATGACGAAAGAATAAGGTGTTGTGATGATTACCAGATGTTATTGGAGTTCGCTCTTAACGATGTGAAGTTTCAACCTCTCTATAAGAATTTATACGAGTACACCGATTCACCCGATTCTATCAATGTTCATGGAGAAGCTGTGGGTTGGCGAAGGCAAGATATGAAAGTTATCTGCAAAGATATATTGCGTGGCAAGTATGGGATAGAAGCTAGAGCTGAAATGTTTAAAAACACTGTAGACAAAAATATAACTTCAGTAGACGACTTATGAAGATATACACCGTAGTTGGAGCTAGACCCAACTTTATTAAAATAGACCCTAAGCTAAAACAAACTATTGTTCATACTGGCCAACATTACGATTATGAAATGTCGCAGTCTTTCTTTGACCAGAGAAAACTTCCTAAACCAAAATATAATTTAGGGTGTAAAAAGGTAGGGCAAATGATAGACAAACTAACCAAGCTATTCCTTGAAAATAAACCAGATATAGTGGTGGTTTTCGGAGATACTAACAGCTCTTTAGCAGGTGCATTAGCCGCCGCTTACGCAAAAATACCAGTGGCTCACATAGAAGCTGGTGTCAGAAGTTATGACTGGGAAATGCCAGAAGAAGTTAATAGAGTTTTGATTGATCGAATTGCAAAGGTTAAATTATGTCCCAACCAAGATGCAGCAATCAATCTCATGAAGGAAGGGATTAAAAAAGGAATCCATGTGGTAGGCGATTCTTCCTTTGATGCACTGAATAAGTTTATGCCTGTTAAAAGGACTAAGGACTATAAAAAATACATGCTTCTTACGCTTCATAGAGATTTTAATACCGACAATAAGAGCCGATTAAGAGACATTATGAAGGCGTTAGATTTATCTAATGAACGCATTATCTTTCCTATTCACCCTAGAACCAAGAAGATGCTCAGGAAGTTTAAGATAAAAATTCCTAAAAACATTGAGGTTATTCCTCCGCAAGAATATAAGAGCATCCTTTCCCTAATCTCTAATTGCACCAAAGTAATTACTGATTCGGGAGGAATCCAAAGGGAAGGTTATTGGATGCAAAAGCCAGTCATCATTCTAAGAGATACAACAGAATGGACAGAAATAATTAATAAACGGGGAGGAGTTTTAGTTGGTGCAGATATGAGAAAGGTCTATGATGCAGTTAAAGATTTTAAAGGAAGACCAATCACTCCTCCTAAATTTGGAGCTAATAAAAAAATAAGAGACACCTTATACAAATATGTCTAAAAAGAAACCGAAGAAAAAAGGAGTAGATGTTTTGGGTAGGATGCCCAAGAAAACAGAAGGTCAGTTAAATGTTTATTATCACGTAGCAGAAAATTCTGGTGTAGGATTCTATCGTCAATATCTACCAGCCAAAGTATTAAGAGACTTGGATATACAAAATGCAACGATAAGTGATTTTAGATTTGGCAAAGGAGATCACGCTTTAATGGATATGCACACCTTATTTGAGGTTGCTATGTGGGCAGATTTAATTGTTGTAGGGAGACATGATAAAGGCGATTATTACGCCCAATGGGGAGGGATACGAGAGTTTTTTAACATGCCGATAGTAATGGATACAGACGATAATGTTCAGCATGTGAGACCGAGCAACCCTGGCTATACAGGTTATCACCCAGGGTCAGAGGCTCTGATGTGGAACAAGCACGCTGTTGGTAAAGTTTTTGATGCCATCACTGTAAGCACCGAGAACTTGGTAGAAGTTTATAAAGAGGACAATCCTAAAATCTATCATCTTCCCAATAACATTGATGTTAAGGAGTGGGAGAAATACCCTATTAAGAAATTTGATGACGGCAAGATTAGAGTAGGATTCATTGGCTCGTCTGCTCACACAGAAGGAATAAAGATTATTAAACCGCCATTAAAGAGAATCTTAGAAGAACATTCTAATGTGATTCTTTTCATGACACATGTTTATAGATCTCATTTCGAGGATTGGCCAAAAGAGCTGAAAGACAGAATAGAGTGGATTCCCTGGTTAGAGCTGGAGACATGGCCTAAAGAGTTAAGAGCGCTCGGATTGGATATCAGCTTAGCTCCATTAGCAGATAATATGTTTAATCGAGGAAAGTCTAATTTACGCTGGATGGAATACTCAGCTTGTAAATGGGCGACTGTCGCCTCGGATGTTGAGCCTTATAGATGTATCAACAATGGCAAAGATGGTATACTAGTAAAGGAGAGGAATGAATGGTACGAAGCTATTGACAGCTTGGTAAAAGATGAGAAGCTAAGGTATAATATAGGGGAGAACGCTTTTGAAAGAATCAGTAAAGATTTCGACATAAGGAACAACTGTAAGAAATGGGATGCAGTGTACAAAGAAATTCATAAGAAGTACCACGATTTCTTCGGAAAGAAAAAGGTTTTCAAGAAGGTTAAGAAAGGTAAATATAAACAATTAGCTTAGGAAAATATAACCTAAGCACAGGTTTAAAGAAGAGCCAGCATCTGCTGGTTTTTCATATATAAGATGGCATTAATATCATCAACAGGATCAATAAGGACTGAGATTGCTCTGCGACTCAATGAAGCAGAGAGTGATAACACAAGTACTTACACGGGTTGGATTAACCTTGCCATGAGAGATATCACCAATACTTTTGGGTTCGCTCCTTTTCTCTATGCTTCGGCTAATAAAGCTCTAACAGCAGGAACTAGATTTTATACAATGTCTGCTATCGCCAGTGATTTTGAAAAGATGAACACAGTTACCTATCCAGGTGGAGATGTAACCTTGCAATACCTATCACCACAAGACTTTGATATTTTACAACCTTCAGCTACTGAAACTGGCATACCAATGATATACACTCTTAGAGGTCAAGGAGTAAACGCTCAATTAGAAGTTTTCCCAGTACCAGGAGGAGGAGTTACCTTAAACTTTGATTATCAGAAAGAAATACCTTCGGTTTCAGCGGCATCTGCTATTCCTGAAATCCCAGAGAAATACTATGAAGCTCTAGTTCTTTATGGAGAATCCTTAGGATTAAGACGGAGAGGGAGAAGTGCTGAAGCTATGCAGATTAGAAATGAGTACGAAAGAATGAAGCAACAAATGATTAGAGATTTGAATAATCAGACTACGGGAGTTAGACAAATTCTCACCACCAGAGATGTTACTAGAGTCAGAGGTCGTTCAACTGACCCAGTTATAAATATGTTTAATAGAATAAATTAATGAACGAAGTAAAGTGGCTTGAAAAAGATAGAGAGGCAAATCCGAACAGGCATCCAATGCCAGAGAATAGACCTGTAGCCGAAGATGTTGGACCAGAAGCCAGAGAGATTAGTGAGTTTGAAGCTAGAGAGGGACATCCGTACATCGTTGAAAAATTAAGAATACGTAATGATTTCAGAATAGACCCAGCCGTAGAAGCTAAAGCCTTAGCAGTAGATGATTTTATAAGAGGTCAATCGCATGCAGAAACAACAGCTGGTTATGATATGACACTGACTCGCTTACTGGAAGGATTACCCGAATCACTAGAAAGCATACTATTACAAAAAGGAGGAGTCAGAGTTTTAGAGAGAATGTTCACCGAAGCATCTATCAGCAACAAAAAATCATCGGATGGATATTTGGAGGAATATAGGCATAAATTAGCAATACAAAAAGTCGCATCGCTAAAACATCAATTAAAATTAGCATTAAGAGCAATAGCATAACATGGCAAAATTAATATCAGTACAAGAAATTCAAAACGCTAACTGGGACACAGATGTAGATGCTCCCTTAAGCGAGGGATATTCTTATACCAACATAACCACCTCTGCACAAACTCTAGTTAAAAGTGGAGCAGGGTTTTTGAAACAAATAGTGATTGGAGAATCCCCAACCAGTGCGTTCAGATTATATGACAACACTGTATCAGGTGGAACTACAATAGGAGACATTGGTGCTGCCACTGCAGACGGTACCACAGTCCAGTATGGATTGAAATTTGATAACGGACTGGTAATCAGTTCAGGGTCGAGTGATACAAATATAACAATAATTTATAAGTAAATATGCCTATTAACGACAAAGGAAGAATGGAAACCAGTCAAGCGGTGGTGAATGCTACTACTGCTATCTCAGGTGATGGTACTCCTGTTTTTAAGGTATCCTCTATTACTGCTGGTGGAACGCTTACCCTTGATGGTGACGCTAGTAATAACCGAATATCAGCTTTTCAAACTGACGCTGGAAATCTAATGATGTCCGCAAAAAGCGATGACGGAGGCTTGTTAAGGGTTTCAGCACTTCAAGGAGATGCTTCAACTCACCGCATGTCCGCTATTCAAGGAGATGCAGGTAACTTAATGGTGTCTGCCAAGAGCGATGATGCGGGCTTGCTTCGTATGTCTGCCGTTGGAGGAACAACTGGGGACAGTGTTCTAGTAGATGGACGTGTCCAGACTGTATCAGCAATGGTGTTAAGCTCAAAAACCGTTGATTTTAGCGGTTTAGCTACATCAGCTAGTGAGCAATTAGCAGTACGAATAGGAACTGAAGACGCTAATGAGGCATCTGTTTCAGCAAAAAGTGATGACGCTGGACTGCTCAGGGTATCTTCTATCGGAGGTGATGGAGCTAATCACAGAGTATCCGCTATTCAAGACGACGCCTCAAACTTAAACGTCTCCGCTAAGTCAAAGGACGGAGCATTATTACGTGCTTCGGCTGTACAAGATGACGCAAGTAATCTAGACGTATCGGCTAAATCAGAGGATGCAGGTCTATTAAGGATGTCAGCCATCGGAACTCTTACCGTTTCAGGAACTATTGATGTAGACCAACCAGACGCTGATAATCTTAGAGTGTCAGCTTTCTCTGATGATGCTGGAACATTCCACGTGTCAGCAATTGGAGATGTTACAGTAGTTCAAACAGACGCAGTTAATTTAGATGTTTCAGCTAAGTCTCTCGATGGAGGTACTTTGAGAGTATCGGCAATTATGGCAGACGCTAGCAATCATAGAATATCTGCTATTCAAGCCGATGCTTCTAACCTAGATGTGTCAGCCAAGTCAGATGATGCAGCCTTGCTACGCTCCTCAGCTATTCAGGGTGATGCTTCCAATTTGATGACATCAGCTATCCTTCAACCAGATGCAGGAACGAAGTTATCTATCTTTGCAACTTCTGCAGGTGTAGCAACAAAACTAGCTGTTAAGGCTTCTAAAGCAAACCTATACGGCTACCAACTAGGAAACCGAGCAGGTGTTGACCAATGGTTGACTATGTTTAATGCAGCTACTGTGGGAGCAGTTACATTGGGTACAACTGTACCTGATAAGGAAATCTTTGTACCCGCTAATGGTGGTGCAAACTTAACTTGGTCGATTCCACCAACCTTTAGTGCTGGAATCGTTGTGGCTGTTGTATCCGCACCAAATGGTGCTACAGCAGGAGCTTCAGCGATGTCAGTTAGCTTGGACTATCTCTAAAAATAAATAACTCATAACTAAAAATGGCAATCGCATTTGACGCAGTCTCTTCAGGAGGAGGGAGTGGAGCAACTTCTGAAACCTTCTCTCATACGTGTTCAGGCACAAACCGCCTTTTATTTGTTGGTGGGTTTAACCAAGAAGCTAGTAGTACAATTACTGGCGTAACATATGATGGAGAGGCTTTGACGGAAATAGCCAGCAGTTCCCAAACCAATAACTCGGTTAGTTTATGGTATTTAATAGCTCCTGCTACGGGAGCTAATGATGTTGTTGTTACGAGGTCAAGCTCAACGGATGCTTTAATAGGAGTGGCAGTTAGTTATACAGGAGCTAAGCAAAGTGGAGTTCCTGATTCTGATAATACAGGGGGTTCTAGTTCGGGAAGCTCTTTAACCATTAGCACGACAACTGTGGAAGATAATTGTTGGATAACTGGTATCTTTAGAAATGAAGTGGCTGTTAACTCTGCGGGTTCTAATACCACAATGAGAAATTCAAGCTCTATTGCTATGGGTGATACTAATGCTGACCAAAGTCCCGCTGGCTCATATTCAATAGGAACTACTTGGAGTGGTTCAGGAAGAAATGTGGGAGTAGTAGCTTCATTTGCTCCAGCTCCAGCAGCCGTCACAACAGTCGTTAGAAACCTGATGACATTAGGAGTAGGAAAATAATATGGCAATACTAACATTCAACAATTTTAGAGGAGTGAACCTAGCTGAAGACGCTTGGAAACAAAACTTCGGTAAATATGTAATGGGCGTTGATGTTATTGGTATGCACAATAATAACGATACGGATGGTCTGCCAGGAGTTTTACAAGGTTTACGAGTTATGGCCGTTGGAACAGAAGCAGGCTCACCCAATGAGATAACTGACTTATGTCGTAGGTTTGCTCTGAATAATAGCGTATCTTCTAATGCTTGGGCTTTAGGGGATGGTTTAAGAGTCTATGAAAGAGTGGGTACTACTTGGACTAAACGTTATGCAGGAGCTGGAGTGGACTTCGTGGCAGCTAGAAATACAACTGATGGAGGAGGGTTACTCGCTTTTCAAGATTCTTTATGGGTAGTAACCAATGGAGATGTCAATAGACTTACAGCTCCGACTGGTGGACTTACTGCTCCATATAATGACGGAACTAACAATGCTAACTTCTCATCTACTACTAGCTCATCAAGGCCATCTTTAGAGTTTGAGGAAAAAGCGTATTTTGGAAATAATAACTTTGTATCCTCTTTAAGTGGAGACTCTACTCCTATCTGGACACAAAAAGCTCTCACTTTAGACAGTGAGTGGACGATTGAATCAATGGCTATTTATAGTGGACGCATTTATATAGCCGCTCAAAACGGTAGCTTTTCACGAGTGTTTTCTTGGGACGGCTCATCGCTATTTCCAATAAGCACTTTCAACGTTTTTGGTGAATCTACAGGACTTCAACTAATTTATTTTGACGGAAGATTATGGGCTATTAGTATTGCACCGACTTCTAATAACACCCAGTTTACTAATATTTATATTTTTGACGGGGCTAGTTTTCAAAAGTTTTTAGAGTTACCAGCAGGCATTCATGCAGGGCGAGATGGAGCTACTATTTACGATGGCAACCTACTTATAGGTAGTACGGAAAGCAGTAACATAGCTAGCTACGGAGATGGTGTGGGAGGTATTTGGACTATCGGTAAAAAAGCTCCAGGACAACCATACGAACCTGTTTTAGCTTACAACCCTTCTAATGGAGTTACTGAGACCACAATAGGAGGGATATTCGCCGTTCCTAACAACTTGGTGTTCGTAGGAACTACCAACAACAGTTCTAGTGCTGATGAGATTTGGGAATTGCAATCTACTGACCAACAAACAGCAGGGATTTGGAGTTCAAATCCTATTGACGCTGGGTTACCTGACAAGCCAAAGATGTGGCATGGTATTCAATTAAACACTGAGCTTGACCAAGACACTTATAACTCTAATAGGACAATTACTATTAGCTATAAAGTTGACCAAGCATCATCTTTCACAACATTAACAACTGTTAGGGGGGAGGATAGTGGGACTTATCCCGACCCTAATAGATACATTCCTATCGGAGTTACAGGTCGTAATATAGAAATTAGAATACAAATTAACACCTCAGGTTCGGTAACTACAACTCAATTAAGAGGCTTTTCATTAGAGTATTCAGAAGCTACCAGATAACATGCCACAAAACATAGAACCACAACAACCAAGATTAGTTGAATCACATTTTCACAATGGGATGGACTCTCCTCGTGTTGATTATCAAAACCTTGACAGAGCTCCTAATTTAATAGTTACCGCTGTTGTAGATGGAGCGGATGCTAGAGCCCAAGAGTTTTATGACAAGTTTTTTATAGCTCCTTATGTGTGTGAAGTTACAGCTATAAGCGAAGTTCATACTACAGCAGAAGCTACGACTGATCCTTACAGTATGCAAGTACAAAGACTTCAAGGAACAGAAGCAACTGGGAGTGGAGATAACTTATTAACCACAGCTTTTGACTTGACAGGTACTGCGGAAACAGTAGTTAGTGGGACTTTAGTAAGTACAAATGTTAGAATACTAAATAAGAACGATAGATTAGCCCTCCGATTAGAACAAGCCAGTGGCTCAGATTGTCAAGATGTAGTCGTAACAGTTTCACTCAGAAGGGTAGACTTATTTCAATAAAAACTATGCCATCATTTTTAGAACAATTAAAATCACTCCCCCTCCTCTTTGGTGGACAACGCCGTAGAGCACGGACTTCACAAGTACAAGCAGAAGCACTAAAAGCAAAACTCGCTCAACTTCCTGCTGGAGGCGAACAGGTAGATATAAGTGAAACAGTAACTCCTATTGCACCAGCCACTCCTCTTGCTCCAACAGGAGTAGGAACAACTCCTACTGCGGGAGGTCAAGTTGGTGTGCCAACTCAACCCCTTCCTCCAGGAGGCGTAACTCAAGTATCTCCTGATGCTGGTCTTGGTGGAATAACTGCAGAGTCACTAGCACAGTTTAGAGAGTTGATGGGTCAACAGAGAACTCCAGAAATGATAGAGGAAGAAGCACAAACTCGTCAGATTTTAGAACAACTAATCCCCTTCAGACAACAATTAATTCAAGCCCAAGCTCCTTCCGAAGCCATCACTCAATTAGATACTCAGATTGGAGAAATGCAACGACAAATTGCAAGAACTAGACCAGAAGCATTAGTAGGTAGGGCTGAAACATTAGCAGGTGCTGAGTTAGAAGCTAGAGCTCGGAGAGCTCCAGTTCAAACAGAACTCACTGAATTGTTATTTCAACGCTCTGCTCTCGGTCAGAGAAGAGCAGCTCAAGCACAACGAGCTCAAGCTGGAATAACAGCACTTGGAGAAGAGATGGATATTAGAGAAGCTATGGCTCAATTAGACCAACCCGCTGAATTACCTGCTGGAATCCAGACAAAAATCTTTGAGAGAGCTTTCCCTGGACCCGCAAAAGCACCAAGTATATCAGAACAGATAAGGCTTGCGGAAACTTTCGATGTTCCTTTTGGAACTCGTGCTGCAGAATTACTTGGAAGAAGGCCTATTGTAAAACCTACTACACAAATGAAAAGAGAGCAGGGTTATGAAGTCATTGGAGAATTAGTGGAGACTACCCCTGGAGGCACTTATGAAGAGTTGTTTGCCACAGCCCGCAGACAAGCTCCCAACCTAACTGTGGGTGATGTTAGGGCAGCTTTAGAAGAAGAGGGTGTTATTAAAGGAGGTAGTAATTTGACCGATGAGATGTTGAAAGCTATTGCTCAAGAACAATGGGATATAGTGGCTATAGAAGAAGGATGGTTTGAGGACACAGCATCTCTTCAAAAGAAAACGCTTGCTGCATTAGAAGACATAGAGGAACTAACAACCGAGGAGGGAGAGATTATAAAGCTATCTCGTCAACAAAGAATGAAGCTCAACCAGTTTGTTAAACTCCTAAAAAAGAAATAGCTATGGCAACCTTACTGACAAAAGTTTCTTTAAGACCCTCGAAAAAAACACCCGAGGAACAGCCACTAACACCCTCTCCTCGTAGGGATTTTCTTGGTTTGCTCACTCCTCGTCCTGCTCAGGCTGCTCCAACCACTAGACAACTTTTTGAACGCTCACGTTTAAGTGCTCCTGTTCGAGCTACACCAGTTCCTCGACAGAAGCCAGAAGATTTTATAAAACTAGGAGAGGAAGCATTAGCTGCTCCAACTGCACCAGCTGTACCAGCTGCACCAACTGCTCCAGTTGCACCAGTTGCACCAACTCCAGCTAGAGAGACTTCTACACAGAAAGCCATGAGAAGACTAGCTATCCTTGTACCTCAAGCGGAACAAGCCCGCAAAGAGGCTGAATCTTTTACAGGTTTGCGTGGCTTAGGCCGACTTATCACTGAAGATATACCAAAAGCATTCAGAGGATTACTCGATCCTACCACTGAACTGCAACCTGAATATCAAAAATTGTATGAAGATTTAAAGAAAAAAGGGGTATCCGATGAGGCGGTGAAAACTCATATTAGAACTTTAGTAACTAGACGCATAGGACCATTAGGAGAAAGACCTGATCCTTTCGCACCCCTGCCAAGCGTTACAGTTGATATTGAAAATGGAAGAGTAAAGCTCAGTAGTCAAGCCGTAGGTTTTGATGTGGGTTCTTTGGAAAGAGTAGCTGGCAAATTAACCAGAACAGCTATTAATAGAATCTCTCGAATAAATGTCGTTGATGATATTTTTAAATTACTAAAGAAAGAAGTCCCTGAAGTACCAGCCACTGTTTTGCGAAAAGCATCCCAAGCAGTTAAGGATATAACCGACCCCACTCAAGTCAGAAGAACAATAAACACAGTTTTGAAAGAATCTGCTGAGGAGGTAGAACGAGTAGGAGTTCCGAGAAGAGTTCCTGTGAGAAGACCTCCGACTGTTGAAAGACTTGGCATCGCTCCTCCTGCTGCTCCACGGATAGAGAGAGGGGAAGACGTACTGTTGAGAGAGCGAATCAGAGCAGAAGCCAGAGGAGCTCGAGCTGCTAAAAGAGAACTTCCAGAACGTAAAGCTGCTCGTATGGAACTTCAGGCAACTATAAATAGATTAGGCCTAAAGAAATGGGAGAATGTTAGAGCGGCAATGAAACTTCCTAGAAGCCTTAGAGCCATGAGTCCTGAGCAGATGGGACAGCTGGAAAGTGTATTGAAACAATATAAAACTGCTGATGAATTTTTGCCAACAAGAATGCTGGAGACTTTGACTAACACTGAGTTAGCTGGTCTTAGAACCGATAGAGAGGTGCTAGAATTTTTAGCCAAAAAGAAAGGATTGACAGTGGAAGCAGTATCCAAAATAAAGCCAACGGACTTTGGTAAGTTTGAGAGAATGAGAGATATAAGGCTCGCTCGACAAAATCCTTTTCTTGAAGAGATGGTACTAAGGAAGAACAAGACCTTTTTGGAATCTAACGCTCGGATAATAGAGCTTTCTGATGAAGCTGATAAATTAATTAAATTAGCTCGTAGATCAAGAAAGGAGGGTACGATTTTGGAAAGGCTAGTCCCCACTGATCCTCAGATTGTCAAATGGCTTGAGGCTGATACTAAAGCCCGAACTAAGTTAGCTGAAAAGATGACCAGTGAAGAATTGAGAGCTGCTCAATATATGGACTCAGTCTTCAGAGAATATTACGACTATCTAGTAAGAAGAAATGCTGGGAAAAAGCTTTCCCGATTTGAAGACAAATACTTCCCTCACATCCGCAGAGATTTCTTTGAGGGCTGGAAAGAAGATGGATTCCTTAAGGCATGGAAAGAGTTGTTTGATAAATATGCTCAAGACTCCAAGTATTTGAATATCTTGGATGAAAAGACTGGCAAGATTCTTCCTTATCAAAAATGGATTGGATTTACTCAGTTTAGAACAGACAAACTTGTTCCTACCAAAAATGCGGCTAAAGCCTTTGAAGGATATATAACTTCTTTGGAGAAAGCTAGAGGTTTGGATGCTATGATTCCTGAAATGATGGCCTACGTTCATGTTCTTACTCCTAAAGGAATGACCAAAACAGGCCTGAAATTGGATGATAGATTAAAGACATTTGTAAAAGAATGGATAAATGTTAATAAAGGCAGAAAACCAAAACGCTTTTTTGCCCCTGGAAGTCGAGTAGATTTGGTGATGAGAGCGAGTATGGCTGTGACTCGAATGCTCGATCTTGGATTTAACTTTACAACTCAGTTGGGTGCACCACTAGGAGAGAAGGCGGCGAATATTACAATGCTCAAGCCTAAAGCGTATGCCACAGCTATGGCACGTATAACTACAAAACAAGGAAGAGCAATCGTAAATAAATACGAAAACTTTGTTGGACGCTCTTTCTTCAAGGATTTAGCTAGAGCTTCAGACAGTGCAGGAGATAAGTTAATGAGCGGTATGTTTGCGATATATCACATGGCAGCTCGTAATGCGAATGAGACTTTTCTCTTAGGAAAACTAACTCCTAATGAATTTAAAACAGGAATAGTATCTACTAAAAGACTCGCTCAAATACAACTCGAGATGTCTAAGTATCGTGTAGTAAAGGGAACCGAATCAATTATGGGAAGAACTCCTGAAGCACAAATGGCACTCCAATATAAAAGTTGGGCCGTTCCAATATTGGAATCTACATTAACAAATATTGGTGACTTTACAAAGTTAATAAAGAAGGACGGAATAAAGAAAGCTATGGCATCTGATGCAGGAAAAGAACTCTTTTATTCTATTGGTATTGGGACAGGAATTGGTGTCTTGTCCTTCAGTTACTACCAAGAGTTGGCAGAAAAGAAGGACAGGACATTCTTAGAGAACACGATTTACAAAGGAATAAGAGATGCTATGAGCATGATTGGAGCACTCAACCCTGTAGTCTGGACAGGGGTAAGAGTATTAGATTTCTATGGTGATTTAGCTATAGCCATAACTGATTTAGTAAAATTAAGTAAAATGAAAACTACAGGAGAGTTGAAAGGATTAAGGGCTCTCAAGAGAACAATTACTCCTTCTATAATCAAACAAGTTGTTCCTCGTGAAGAAGTAGCTAAGAAAAAGAAAGGCCGTCTCAGCACTGGAGTTAAATTGAGATGAAAAACAATACTGACAACTTGAAGCAGATTGAAAGAAGACTGGAAAATATAGAAATCCAAACGACCAATCACATCAGCGGTATTAAAAAGGATGTATCGTGTATCAGAGAAGACGTAACAAAAATAGGTACGGATGTAACGTGGTTAAAGAAATTCTTTTGGTTAATAATGAGTACATCGACAGGTGCTATTCTGGTTGCTTTATTTGGTTTAATTCTTAGATGAAAACACGCAAAGAGTTTTTAGATAATATAGGGTCTCCTCTTAAAGATGTTAAGTGGAAAAAATATCCCTTCGGTAATGTCAGACAATACTGGGCAGAGAATCCCAGACTCTATTCAAAGTTTTTTAAAGAGAACGATCAATTAAATTATCATGTGGCTGGACATCCAGGGATAGACGTAGCTACCTTTGAAGGAGACGATGTGTTGTCAATGCACGATGGATATGTCTATGCTATTAAAACAGACCGCCACTCACTCGGCGGTCTAGTCATTTGGATAGCAAGTGATGAGTTAGATGACAATGGAGAAATCATTGTAGTTTCCTCTGTGTACGGACATTTAAGCGAAATTAAGGTCAATATAGGACAACGGGTAGAAAAGGGCTACATCATCGGTTTAGAGGGTAACACGGGCTTTGTGATATCAGGAGGTACTCCGTATTGGGGAAATGCTCCTGCTGGTAAGGGAATCCACCTCCATTTTGGGATGTATGAGTTCAAAGATGGAAAAAAAAGGTATAATAATCCTATGAAGGGTTCGCTTGATCCTTTGCCATTTATCACCGAGGGCAAAAATGTAGAGGGGCTAATGATAGTTCTCGCAAATATAAAAAGCTATCTCACCTCTTTGTTGAGTAAGTTTTGAGTAATAACAAAAATAGAGGTCTTCTCTGGCTAATCATTATAGTGCTAACCGCATTCACTATCGGTTATGTCATGTCAGATAAGATGGAAAATAAAGATGTTCAATACATTCCTCCACCAACTCTGGAAGAAAGATGGTTGAGGAGAGTGTTACCAGTATTAAAACAACAAGAGAGCGGAGGTGATCCTTATGCAATAAACGAGGAAGACGCTAAGAAAACAGGTTATCCCAGTATTGGGTGCTACCAATATCAACCGCCTACTTTTATAGAAAAAATTAAACAACATGACTTATTACCAGATGCTGAAG